TCCAGTGTGAAAATTAGTTTTCACAAAGTGAAATTCGAAGCACCGCATGTAACGTAGAAAATTAAAAGCTTTCAAGACATTTGTAGATGTGGTGTTATTAACAAGATTCAAAGAAATAGTCTTAATATCACTCCCAGCGCTCCACGTTTGAACTTGGGATACGTATTTACGTTCTAGAATATAGGAAAGAGACATTTCATCCATATCAGTGTAATTCTGGTTGGAATTAACTGTATTATCAGGAGCTAATCCTAGCACTACGCCGTTGTCCACTCCTTCAGCATTGCACATTCGTGCAGCAGGAATCGGAGTAAACAATCTCGCAATTTCAATATTGGCTGGCTTACACCAACCAAAATAGGAAGAAACTTTATTAAAAGCCCGAACAGCCCAAGTTAAAGGGGGAACAAAAGGTCCAACTACAGGGATTTTTGAAAGAGCTGATCCTCCTTCTTCAAGGACATCAGCAATACTTCCAGAAACTCGAGTAACGAAACCTTCTTTTTGTTCCTGCAATTCATTTGAATCACCAACTTGGGCACGTACTCTCTGCTTCTTTGTAATGGTATCAACAGTCGTAGTTGGTCCAGGTGTTAAATTATTTAAAACTGGAATCATCAATTCCGGATTCTTAAATCTGACAAAAGAATTAACTTCTAAAGTTAATGAAGAAGCAGCAGATCTTAAGGGGGACACAACTATTAACGATACCGTCCAAGGAGCATCATTTGGCAATACATAAGCTTCCAACTCATTAAAATAAGGAACTGAAATTGTGGCATTATTAATTATTGGCAAATTAATGAGTTCGTGCGGATAAAATGTCCAAGATGATAGTTGAGATGGGGAAGTGCCCGTAGGATGTAATACTACTGCTAAAGCTCCAGCTATAAAAGGGGTTGGATTAATTTTAATGGTAAATTCCATTTCGGTTCTTAGACCATAGAAATTACTCATTTTCTGCCGCATAAATTCTGTATTCATAAGAACTTTGGGAAGTTCATACGAATCAAGAATATATCCAGCAGTATAGGTGGAGTCCCATATAGTTCCCGCAGGATTAATGATATGGTTTCTTTGTAATATTTCAGTCATCTCGAAAGCTTTATTGGAAAATCCAATGGCTTCAAGTTGATCTCCGAGTTGCAATTCTCTCTTCTCAGCTTGCTCATCTGTTAAAATTTCAATTTTTGTTGTTTCGTTAACATGACCAAAATCATTGTCAACGTCGTTATTTAAACGCCGATCGCCTGAGCGCAAACTCTTATTATCAGAGTTTGAGCCCGCAAGTATTTCTTTATTAATATTTTTAAACATTTTTAAAGATTCATGGTTTATAGTTGGATTGATTAAAACGTCTCAAATCCTGACGTGTTTACGTTGACTCGTGCACTTTTCATAAAGAAGGTAGTTCACACCAACTGAAATTAAATCATTCAATAGACCCACAAATATCAGGGATATTGACTCCCTTTCCATGGAACATCTCATATCTCTGAATTTGAAACCAACGGAATGTTTTAATTTCTAAGGAAAATAATTTTTTCCATTTTTTAGTTTCTGTAAAAACCCTTCTCACCCGCTCGAAATACTCCTCACCGTGATAATGGGCTTCCATTAACACAGAATCACACACTGATTGACGCGAGTCAACGGTATTCCGTCCCCGACAATAAAACAATGTCGTTTCGATGGAGGTTTTATCAAGAACAGGCAATGGGATGCCGTCTTCGTCAAGGTCAAATTTCCTTCGGAGGAAATCACATTCCTCCAAACTCCATTTATCCTTCCAATCGGTGGTCTTTTGCGCATTAGTCATGATAATTCCAAACTCAGAGCAAACTGCAGCCGAGGCTTCCGGAGTATACCATTCATGTACATGCGGATGGCTTCCTTCGATAGAATCATCCCCCAAAACAACCAATTTATTGTATTTAGAATATGACCCACAGATGAGAGAGTTGAAATTCTTCTTCATCAACGCATAATACGTATAGCGTTTCCACCACCGAATTACATAACTATTCAATAAAGCTGTCATCGGATGACCGCTAGG